CACACCCCAAAACACCCCAAAAATCACCCCCAATATACCATATTTGATATATTTTTACCCACTTCACAGACAAAATGCAACGAAAATGCCGGGGAAATGAAAATCACCCCTCATTTTATATATCATATTTGATATATTTATACCATTTATGATATATTTGCCCCAAATCTGCCACATTTACACCCTAAAACTATAGAACAAAATACGTACAATTTTACTCTAGCTTCCCCCAATTAAATACCCCTAAAATCGCCCATTTTAACACCTCGCGGGCCTTGCTTTTAATGCGTTATATTATATAGAATATCCCTCCATTATATTTTGCGAAGTAACACCAAACAACCCTAGCGCCCACCACGATCAACGGGGCTACCATTCGCGGATAAAACAGCCCCAAATGCCATAACGCCCACTAGGCACTCTCTCAACGGGAAACACGCATACCCATAACAAACCGCGGCGCTTCTCCTTTACGGGCCCATTCCTTTTACGAAGTAAGCATAAACCCCCAAATTAACACAAAACAGCTATATATAAATACAAACCAACACGCGCCATCATACGCGCTATCTACCCAGCTAACAGATACCACTACTATATATATAAGGGCGAGAAAGGGGGCTTATACTTCGTGAAATGGGTATTGTGCGAAGTTAAAACAACCAACAAACACCGCATTATTTTGCGAAGTTACTACACCATATACTAGCGGCTGTGCAACAGGCGTGTTGCGTAGCACATCATATTGCAAGCGCGTGTGAGTAATTATTTTTTGGGTAAATTATTTTGTTGGGGAGAGTAGGTGTAGGATAGCTGATAGGTGGGGTGGGGGAGGCCACTCCCATCAATATTACATACTCTATTACGGGTGAATGAATGATGCTCATCCAAAACTCACATACCCCATTTTTTTGAAAGGTATATACCTGGGCAAAATCAATATCCACCCCAAAACCAAAAAGTATATACTCGACAAGAAAGGAGGCACAATGGCCGATAAGAAACCCAAAGAATATTGGAGAGAAAGAAAGCTTGCCCAGCGCGAGGGGAGAACAACACGCATGAAAAACAAGGACGGCGTGAGTATCAAAAAGCGCAACAAAGGTAAGGTTGCTAGCCAATGGACACAAACCGAGCAACAGGAGCAATGGCTTAATTATTATATGGATCCTAAGTCGCCGAGCTATGCAAACGCCTATGCTAGTGCAATTCGTGCAGGATACTCTAGGTGGGCTGCTCAAAAGATGGAGACTAAGGATTGCCAAAAGTGGGTCGCCGAGGCCAAGAATATGATGCGCCTTACTCCGGAACACCTTAAGCAACAGCTACAAATGATTGTTGTAAATGATATATCAAAGGACGCCGATAAGATTAGCGCTATTAAACTATTAGGTAAAGAACATAATATGTTTGTCGATAAACAAGTCACCGCGCATGTGGGGATTGAGGAAGCGCTTAAGGAGTTAGATAATCTATGAGCGCATTAAAGAAACCGGCGAATCGTAAGCTTATCTATATTTGGGACGAAAACCTAGAATACTTTAACAGCTTACCCAATAAATCGTCAGTAATTAACCTACTACTCAAGAAAGCCCGCGCCGATGGATGATCTAAAGCTTACTAAAGATAGAGGTTGGCGCAAGCCAAGCGCGTTGAGAGGGCTGTAATGGAAGATATAAAATTAACCCGATCACAATTAGAGAAGATCAAGCTCATTAAACAAGACTTCTACAAGTTCGCTAAGATGAACTTGTATATTAAGGATAAGTTCGCTAATATCGTACCATTCGTCCCAAACGAACCCCAGCGCGCCTTAATTGATTACGTATTACTTTGCATTAAAGAGAAGCGGCCAGTAAAGGTTATCATCTTAAAGGCTCGCCAGATGGGCTTTAGTACAGCCGTAGAGGCTCTTTGTTACTGGTGGACATCTACTAACTTTAATATTAATAGCGTCATCATCGGTAACGATGAGAAGTCTTCTCTTAACCTTTATAGGATGTTTCGTCGTTATTTTGATAACACTAATATCTTGTTTAAACCGAGTGTTCGTTACAACACTAAGAGTGATCTTACGTTTGAGAAGTTCGATGAGACAGGTAAGCAGATAGGCCTAGGATCGGCTATTAAGATTGAAACCGCTAAGAACAAGTCTGCGGGACGTTCAGATACCGTCAACTTTCTGCACGCGAGTGAGTTGGGCGCATGGGAGAATGGCGAGGACTTAGTTGCTTCTCTTATGCAGACCGTACCAGATGCCGAGGTGATGGAGAAGCCTTCAATGGTATTTCTAGAGTCTACCGCAGAAGGTCGCGGGAATTACTTTCATAAAGAGTACGTCGCAGCTGTTAATAAGAAGAATAACTACCAGCCTTTATTTGCCCCCTGGTGGATTCTCGACACTTACGAGCGGGATGCTACGTTTGAGGATTTGGGCCAATTAAACGATTACGAGAAGTTTCTAGTTGAACTTATGCGTAAAGGCCATGAGACACTCGGCCATAAGTTTCCTATTAGCGAGGAGTCTATCCCCAGGAAGCTTGCCTATTATAGGAGAAAAGCAAAAGACTTCGCGGCGACCCCTGAACGTCTACCCCAAGAATATCCCTCGACGTGGGAAGAGAGCTTTATCGCAAGTGGTAAGAACGTATTCAACCCGCTAGCATTACAGGAGATGGAGAAGGATGCAACCCCATTAGAGGATGTCGAGTATTACAAGATCGCCCCACTAGAAGATCGCCCCTACGAGGAATTCGAGCTAGAGCAAATACCGTTTGAAGAGAATGAAACACCTGACGACTTCACCTACAAGGCACCACTTAAGATTTGGGAGAAGTCAAAGCCCTATAAGGAATACGTTATTGGTGCTGACGTCGCAGAAGGCCTCAGGGGCGGCGACTTTAGTGTTGCTACTGTTGTAGATATTTCAACAATGGAGGTTGTAGCCAGATGGCGAGGACACTGCGACCCGGACAAGTTCGGCGAGATCTTAGGTGCTCTTGGTACGTATTACAATTATGCCCTTATAGGCGTAGAGGTAAACAATCATGGCCTTACTACGGTACAAAAGCTCCGTGATACCTTCTATACGAACCTCTACAAGCGCGATAGGGGTTATGACGAGGAATGGGAGACCCCTACTGTTAATCTCGGCTGGAAGACTGATATGCGAACTAAACGCTTAATGATAGATGATCTTATCAAGCTAGTCCGCGAGCGCGTGATTAAAGATAAGGATATCGTATTCATTAATGAGGCATTCAGCTACGTGCGTGATGAGCGTGGTAGAATGAATGCAGAGGAAGGCTCTCATGACGACGTTGTGATGTCGACAGCTATCGCTTACCAACTATTCCCTTGGGGTGATAATGATATATCAAACTTAAAGGTAGTTTCTACCGCAAAGATGCATAAAATAACCAATGGATGATAAAACACTACTAGAGGTAACCAAGCGCTTTAAAAAGGCGCGGCAGTATACCGAGTCCCACTACAAAAGGACTTGGGCAAATGCGTTCAAGTCTTACAACGGCATTAGAACAATCCGCGGATATGCAGGACAAGCCGATGAGTTTGTGCCTGAAACCTTCTCAATCGTAGAGGCCCTTGTGTCCTCATACGTGAAAACAAAGCCGCGGTTTAAATACTGGCCATTACACGAGGAGCAAGAACAAAGCGTTGAGGCCTTAAATGGTCTAGTCAACTATTACTGGTCTATCAATAACATGACCGATAAGATGATTAGCTGGATCAAGGACATGGCCCTATACGGCACAGGTGTTTTGGCCTTTAGTTGGCTAAAAGATCGGCCGCTTATTCAGAACATTCCCTTAAATGACTTCTTCGTAGACCCAGCGGCCCGCCATATCAACAGCCCAGAAGAGCCCGGCTATCCACGCTATGCAGGATACCGCTATCTTACAAGTCTTGAACAGCTCAAATCTCAAATGGAGGTTGACGTAGAGACCGGTAAGGTAGAGAATAAATACAAAAACCTTGATAAAGTCACCGCGGCAAACGATGGCGAGGAGATGGATAAAGACATCAAGGAGATGTTGATCGGCTCTACTTACGGGAAAGACGCCATTAGCGAGCAGGTAGAGGTTATCGATTACTGGACTGAAAAGAAACACGTTATGATCGCCAATCGTAGCGTTGTTATCTTAGAAGAGGATAACCCCTACGCCCGAAAAGAGTCAACAAAAGAGCTGCCAATGGATCTAGACGGCGAGATTATCCCGATGAAGGTGAAAATCCCCGCCATTAAAGGCTTCCTGCCGTTCGCAGTAGCCCGTAACTACGTTGACACGAGTCTATTCTACGGCAAGGGTATCGCTGAAGTTATTCTAAAGACCCAGGAGCTTCTGAACGATACAGCCAGCCAGAAACGGGATAACATCGCTTACGTGTTGAACAATATGTGGCAGATTGAACCCCGATATCAACACTTAGCTGAGCGTATCCAGTCCGCACCGGGCGCTATATTCCCAATCCCCAAGGGAGCACTTACCCCAATTGAGAAGAACGACATTAGCCCAGCCGCCGATGCCGAGATTAGCCGTCTCACTCAGCAAATGCGTACTGCAGTAGCCGCTGATGCAGCCGTCCAGGGTATTGGCCAACGCTTTAGCCGTACAACTGCTACCGAGATTTCTAACCAGCTAGAGCAAGCAGATGCCCGTACAAATGTTAAGATGCAGTCATTAGAGGACGGCGGACTTGCTCAAGTAGGCTCAATCCTGTTTAAGATGATTCAGCTGTTTGTTAAAGAGGATACTCCGGTACGGATGACTGATCATAACCAAATCACTTGGCAAGTCTACAGTCCCGACGTTTACTTTGGTGAATACCAGCCAAAGGTCGTGCTCGAGAGTACCGCAGACGCCGAGATTGCAATGCTCAGCCAAGCGATGCAAACAGCCGCGCAGTTTAGTCTCCAGAACCCTCTCGTTAACCAGGAAGCATTCTTGCGTAATATGTACAAGACTCTCTTTAGTAAGTACATGACCGAGGATGACATTAATGAGATGCTTACTGTACCGCAGCCAATGATGGGCCCTGATGGCCAACCAGTCGACCCAAGTCTCGTACAAAGCGGTGCATCACTCGCTCCCGGTGCTGAGGAGTATCTACTAGGAGCAGCCGCATCACAAGGTGGGGGTGATTCCTTTAATAAGCGAACCCAAACCGGCAACCAAGGCGGCGGAGGCGCTAATAGTAACGATAACAACATTAGAAGGGTACGGGCAGAACAAGCATCTACCCGTTTGAGGTAGTGCTTGTGCGTAGCCATGTAAGTACTAGATTGAGGTAGTGAATGGAAGAGAGTAATAAATGGGAGAAGGTTGCCAGGCAATGGGAGCAATTCTCCAAGACAGAAGCCTATAAAGAGCTAATGAGCTACATCGACCTACAAAAGGATGTAAATTCTACATTAGCTGCTGGGCCTATTGAGATTTACAAAGATGTGCCAACTGTCGACAACAAAACAATGCAACAACTCGAGTTTGAGCCCGAGAAGTTGGCGTATCTTTTACAACGCAATGTAGGACTCGATACAATCCGCCTTTACATTGAAGGCTTCAGTATCCAATAATTTTTACAACAATGTAAGATGTACAACGTAGGAGGGCTTTGCCCCCTGTGCCCTCCTACATCCGCCTTAAACAAGGGTATAGATAGACAAACTAATAGGAGTACACTAGAATGGAAGATTCCCTTACCGGAACTAACGATGCTAGCCTCGATCAAGAGCCTACTAGCGTTAACGAACCGGCGGATATCTCTAGCGATACTACCTCTCAAGCTCCAGTAGAGCAAGATGTAGTAGCTGAGCCCGCCCAAGAAAGCGAGCCAGCAGATAACGGGCTAAGTAAATTCGCGAAGGCGCAAGGTTTTGATCTTGATAACGCTAGCGAGGATACGAAACGAGCCCTCAAAATTGCTCTGGATAACCAGCGCTCATTCCGTAGCGCAAAACAATTAGCAGATACCAGCGAACCTACTGACGACTTGCGCGCAGAGGTTGCTAACCTGAAGTACGAGCGACAGGTTGAGCGATTCTTTGGCGAGCAGGGCCGTGACCGCAGTCTCGAAGCGGTAATGTATGATATCGTAAAGGACAAAGCTGCTAAATACGGCGTAGAATATGCAAATAACCTGCGGCACGACCTCGATACTCTGTATGATTTAGCCGTACTTAAGTCGAGCCAGAACACTCAAAAAGTAGATCCGGAGCAAATCCGCCGAGAGGAAAGGGAGTCTATCAATCAACAACTCCAGCAGGGCGCTCAAGCCCATGCTACTGATAATTCAGCGGAAAATGAGTCTCTCGAGTACTTACTAGCCAACTACGATGGCTCTCCTGAGATGGCCGCTAAAATAGACAAACTAATGAACTAGGAGAAATATAACTCATGGCAAACCGAGTTACCCCAACAATCAGCCAGGGCGCAAAAGATGTCTCTGGCGGCGGGGCTTCAAAGGCGTTTATTCCGCAGATTCAACATTACCGGATCTGATTAAACTTTTTCTGAATATCTGGAACTGGACGAAAGGTGCCGGAACCAGAGGGAACTTTAAGTAACACAGGTTAAACAATCATTGGAGATATGATATGAAACGTATAAGTGTGAAATATTTAGCAGGGCTGATTGATGGCGAAGGTTGTATCGACTGGCAAAGAGGCTGGCGAGACAACGGAACACGCCTATATATCCGCCCCCGATTAAGGATTACATTAACCGAACCAGGATTTGACCTACTGGAAAATTTGCACGCAAACTTTAAGGGCAATATAGAGATTAGAAAGAGATCGCTAAAAAACCCCAACTGGATGGAGGCCCGAAATTGGGTCGTCACCGGCAGTCGCGCTGTAATGGTACTTAATCAGGTAAAAAATTCATTAATTATCAAGAAAGAGCAAGCTAAACTTGCAATCGCTTGGGAAAGATATATTAAGGGTGAGAGAGTGTCTCAAGAAACCATAGATATCTTGGTCGAAGAAATGAAGCTAATGAAAAAAGACCCGCATCGACTAAGTGAAAAAGCAATGATTCGAACCAACGAGTCATTGAAGCGATAGTCAGAATACTTTTTAGTATTACGTGGAGCCCAGAAGTCGAGAAGAACTACACTGACAACTATGTGGTCTTCGACTTTATTGACAAGACAAACCTTGGCGATGCCGTCCACATGGGCGACGTCGTTCACGTCCCCTTCATGAAGGAGATCACCGACAGCACCGCCACTAACACTACCGTTGAAAGCGCATCAGCTATTGACGCCGTTGACGTATCGACCGTTGATGTGTTGGTTGATCGCTACCTCCGCAAGGCCGTTGGTGTCCAGGATGTGGCTGCTACTCAAAGCAAATACGAGTACCGCGCACTCTACACCGAGCGCCTCGGTCGCTGGATCGCCCGCGCACATGACGAGGAAGCTATCAAGAAAGCTATCGTTGCATTTACAGCTGGCAAGATTGCCGCTAGCGGCGCAGATGGCCACTTGAGCTACAAAGACATCGTTGCTGCGATGGCTCAGCTTGACGCTAACAACATCCCAGAAGATGGCCGGGGTATCTTCCTTAACGGTTACGCCCGTGCCGACCTCCGCAACATTCCCGAGTTTACCTCTTACAAGGAAACTGGTGAGGCTGGTCTTGTCAAGAACCGCGGCTACGTTGGCCACTTCTTCGGCACTCCGGTGTACATCACCAACGCTTTGACAACTGATACGGCCGGCGGCAAGCGCACGAGCCAGATCATTGTCATGCACAAGACGGCACTTAAGGGTGTTGCTCAGATGGCTAAGACCGAAGGTGACCGCGACAAGCTCGCTGGCGTTGACTACGTTGTTGCATCGACCCTGTTCGGTGTCGGCGCAGTTCGCCCAGAAGCTGGTGTGATCATCGAGCGCAAAGTTACTAAGGAATAGTAACTAGTATATAAAGCCTCCTCCCAAGCGGAGGGGGCTTATTTTTAGACAAGGAGATAATAATGACAAAATGGGTAAACAACAGTGCATGGAACGCGTTACTAGCAAAAATAAACACTGCAAATAAGGTATTAATACTGCCTAGATATATTAATGACTACTCCACCGCCAACAACGAGAAGCTTGGCGAGGGAAGTTACACCCCAACCACATTAACATTCCCGACAGCCGGTGAGCGCGTCGTAACACTGCCTGCCATCAACGATATAAGCATTACTAAGACCGGACAGGCAAATCATGTCGCGTATTTGAACGGGTCAGAAATACTTTTTGTAACTGACGTAACAGGGCAAACAGTTACTCAAAACGGCACGGCTAATCTTACTGGCGTACAACTGAAGGCAGAGGATATTTAACATGCCGGCCATAGATAAAAAAGAATCCCTGCGTAAGCTGGCCGATATTGCAGAAGACATGGGTTTTCGCGTCTGGTTCGACTTCAAGCAGTGCCACATCCACGAGATGTATGGCAAAGAGATTGCATGGTTCGACCTAGACGATCAGAATAGGTTCTGGATCGACGGAGCATTTCTGGTGGCGTCTAGAAGCAAATACTTCCGCGAGATATGCGACATCATAGGGATGTTCGTGCAGGAGTCTGGCAGGCAAACACGCGGAACCCTCTACGCGGTATCGAATAGCGTCGGCCCATGGGGGCGCATCAAGGAGTTACCAGACGCCTCCGGTGTTGAATGGCTTAATAGCGACAGTATGCGATCGCTATACACACTAAAGGGCGCTAAAAGAATTACTAGGCGGTATGACCTGAGCGGCACAAAGATTGTCCCGGTGTTCGATAATGATTACGAAGGTGCGGGCGCTTATGCAGACGACTTGACAAAAACGAGTGAAGAGAACGCTCCGCGGTCACCCAGTGACAACGACGATAGTTCCGGGCGAAATAATCAGAACAACCCAGGCGGTAACAACAACAATTTCTTTAGAACGAATTTCTAGGAGGGTATATGGCCAATAATATGACAATAGGCCTCCTGGCTGTGGCTGTAACTGACGAGGTCAATACGATAGATATAGAGGTTTCCTATAACCAATTCTTCCCCAGTGCGCCATTTTATATAACAGTGTCCCCGATCGATGAGCCACCTACAGCGCTCAACTCGGAAATAATGGCCGTCAGGGCGCGTAACGGTAAGACACTCACAGTAACGCGTGGGCAGCGTGGCATTGTAGCGAAAGCGCACAAGAAAGGTGCGTTAGTATACCGCGGCGTCTACTACGAGAACCTACTTCATGTGGGGGATATCGTGATGACATTAAACGCGAACCCAGCGCCGGGCAGACTGCTCCTCAACGGACAAGGTGGCTATAGTAAATGGGACTACCCACTATTATATGACCACATCTCTCGTAACCCCCGTTATGGCACAATAAGCGGCGACACATTCACGCTCTCCAACTTTAGCGGGCGATTCCCCCTTATTGCAGGAGGTTTTGACGCTATGGGTTCAGAGGGGGGAAGTGACAGTATACGTCTCGCCCCTCAGAACTACCAGACTAACACATGGATGAGCGACGTAATATCGCCATCTGGGCCGGTACATAAGGCGGTTAACGAAGGTGGTTCGTACGGATTCCACGTCCATGCTACATCTGGCCTAGCTAATGATTCATCGAAGAACGTCCCTCTAGAGTGGCGGCCAAGTTATATTGCGATGAACTTCGAAGTCGTAGCAGGGTAGGATATGTTACTATCTATACCCCAAAAAGATTTGCCGAGCGAGGTTGTAAAGGATTTTTGGGCGGATACCGACACTCTCACTGCCGGGCCCGACGGGCTAGTAGCACACTCTGGTAGGTTTTCAACACACTATGCCTCGGTCAAAAAAGTTAAGGGGTATGGTGATGTAGAGTTGCTCGCCAAAGTAAAAATAAATACTACTGCCTATAAGCAGGGACTTCTCGTTGTCCGTGGTAATGTATATTACGACGAAAGGCAAAAGAAAAAAGTCGACAGCGGATACGTCCTAGCCCTCCAAGAGGGGGGCGGCTCGATGTACATGAAGGTCGACAAGGCGCAAGGTGAGTTTACTGATGCGATACGCGTATCCCACCCAACCGAGTGGAACTGGTATAGATTCAGCGTTAAAGGCGATATAATCAAGGCCAAATTTTGGCGTGACGGCTACCCTGAGCCGGCGTGGCAGATAGTGATAAGTGACAACACCTGGAAGTCAGACAGCAACGGATCGGTCGGTATCGCTCATTTTAGTGGCGGTAATGTGACGTACAACTATATCGCCGCATCAACTGATAGTAGACCCGCGCCGATGCCGGGCGAGTACGCGAATACGTACGTAAACCCCAAGCCCGAACCAGAGCTTGGTTATTGGGGTGCGCCTGGACTGCGTCCACTGGGCACTATATTGCCGGTGAAAAATACTCCAAAGGTTTACACGCTAACACCTCAAAGGGTTACCGAGCGCCTGACGGTCAAGTCGCCGACCCTAACCGGTGTAGGCCCGGCTTACAACTTACGCGGCAATCGCGGATGGGTGCATCTCGTATTCAAAAAGAAGCCAACACTCACCTATGTACCACCAAAGCCGGGTGAACTACGCCCCGTGCAGCTAACCGAGCGGTTAACAATACGACCACCCATACTAACCCATACAGGCCCCGTATACACCCTACAAGCGTCTAGAATTACCGAGAGGATATCTATATCATCTCCGACTCTAACTGCTCATACGGTGGCTCTCTTGCAGCCTGAGGGTATAAATCTAAGGGTCTGCACTAGCAGCCCTAGTGTTATATTTATACCGAAGCCCGAGGTGTTAGAGTTAAGACCTCTACCATTTACTTTGCGGCTAACGATAACGCGGGCTAATAACTTATTAGACCCTAGCGTATACAACATTGAATATAAACAATACAAGCCCGATTATGTAGGTATAAAAGCCTATGAAGGCGAAACGCTAAACATTGACCGATACCGCCCTGATGCAATAGAGATGGGCAAGATCGATAGTATCGAACTAGAAACAAATAGATATAAGCAAATAGTGATTAAATAGAAAGGATTTAAAATGTCAAATTCATTAAGCCGTTTTAGTCCAACAGCCACCTGGGATTCGCTCCCGGAGGGGAGTCTTGGGTTGGCGCTCATCCCAAGTGGCGGCGCATATACGGTAGAGGCTACCAGCTCTGCGGGCGGCGCAAGCGTACCTAAACTCGGAGAAAGTGACAGCGCCTGGGCGGAACAGGCTACTTCTAAGGGTAAATGGCTATATCGTCGGTATAATGGGATGCTCCTGTTGAAGCCAGATGGCCCATATAGCCAGACACCGACCCTCGCTCAGGGTAACAACGTCGTGTTCAACATTCCGACCCCATATCGCGATGGGATTCAGACAACGGTAGCCCCAATGTATAGGAATATAGGCAACGAGCTTTCGCAGGATGGTTCATATATCAAGGTAGATCCAGGCGGGAATGTGACTCTCAACGCAAAAAATGCCGCTCTCTACGTTGTCCCGACCTTGACCATTCCTACCGGCCTGTAAGGAGGATAAATGACACTCGCCGATTTACGCAAGCGGGTGATGATAGATAAGCTGGACGATGAGGACTACGAGCCAGAGATCATCGACAACTTTCTGAATGACGCCCAGCGGGATATATTCAACCAATTCGAACTACCCTTTATGGAAAAGATCTTTATTGGTGATGTACCCGCTGGTACGTCTATCATTAAGTTGCCCGATGACGTTAGTAGGGTAGAAATGCACGCAATGACCGGTGTACAAAACTTCTTTCAAATGAAGCTTGAATACCGCGATTTCTTTATGCGTTTTGCAGATGCGATGAACAATACACCGCATGCGCCCTGCTTCTGGACTGAATACGCCGGCAATATTCTATTAGACGCCCCAACCGATAAAGAATATAAACTATATACGTATTACTACAAGACGCCAAATACAATGGCCCAAGATACTGATAAGCCCGACATTCCCGAAGAGTTTACCGAGCTGCTTATTCTTGGCGCGCTCCGTCGCGTACATGACCGTAACGAGGACATGGATCTTTCAGCTCAAGTGGAGAACCAGTACCAAGCTCAGCTACAAGAGATGGTCACTCGCTTCGGTATGCGCGACGCTTTCGGCCCTATTAAGATGCGTAATTTACAAATATAGGAGGATGAATGGCGCAGCAAGTTAAAATTGCTACCCAGCTAAATCTAGGAGGTATCGACCTTGTTACGCCAGTCGACCTTCTCCAGGAGGGTAAGAGTCCTTTTAGTAAGAACTTCCGCCTCCAAGCCCAACAAAAGGATTCCCGCCGCGTGGCCGTGTCAACTAGGCGCGGCCATTCTTTACATATGGAACCATTGGGCGAGTCACAGACACTGGGTAATGCAACTACTGTTATTCAGCGGTTTAAAATAAACAAAGATAACGCTTTTCTTTTACAGCCATTTACTGCTAATGTAGACCAACGCATTACTCGCCTAGATATAGATATTAAGAACCCCGGCGGTGCTACTGGACCAGTACTAGTAGAGATCCTAGAGGACGCAAACGGCCTACCGGGCAATCGCCTATCAGTCAGCTCATTCCTTAACGGGGATATCGGCGATAGCGGTGATTGGGTTACTTGTCGTTTTATTAACCCGCCAAAGATCAAGACTAGTAAGAAATACTGGATTGCACTCAAGCCCCAGGACGACTCACTTAAGTGGTATGAGATTGGCCTGGTTAATAGTACGCCTGAGGCTCGATGGACTTCCGCGGCTTGGACAGTGAACACTCCTATCACCGGTAAAATGCTACGCTATAGGCTTTATACAGCGCCCGAGAAAAAGCTCAAAGGCGCGTATCGCTTTAACCTAGATAACCGTAACAACCGTACTGTAGCAGTATATGACAATACACTCTATTATGCAGATGAGGCAGCCGGTAAATGGCGCGAGGTTATGTCGGGTCTATCATCGGAGGCTAGCGAATACAGCTTTGCCAACGGTGATGGCAAGATGTTTTGGGTTAATGGCCATGATGAGCTGCGCTACTGGGATGGCACACCGCCCCAAGATCGCACCAATATTGTAGACAACGGCAACTTCAGCCTCCCAACCGTACGGTGGCAAGGCAGCGTGACGCGAGATACGACAGTGTACAAATCAGCACCGGCCTCACTTAAGATTACCGGTGGTGGACAACGATACACTAAGAGCGATATTCAACTCACTAAGGGCAAGCGATACAAGATTAAGTTTTCATCAGTTAGTGCAGCTGGTACGTCTCAAGTATTCGTAAGCGTGAATACTCAGCTACGCCCAATTGCAGGCTACCAAAAACAGATGACAACCTCATGGGATAATCACGAGTTTTATTACTGGCCCGAGCTAGATGTTACAAGCCTAGAGTTTGTCTCAACTGGCGAAGACTTCTGGATCGACGATGTAGAGATTATCGATACTGGTGTCGGTCGTATCGTAGACACTGAACTACCCGTACTGCGTGAGGTGATGTTTCATAAAGACCGCATGTGGGGTGTTGTAGCCGGCTTGCCCAATACGATTAGGTTTAGTGAAGCTCCTGGAAACCCTGCATGGGACTCGACAGGCAAGATACCAACTAAGCCAAGTGAGCAATGGTATAACGAATGGAGAAGCACGAGCTTTTTCACTATTCCTCGGCCCTTTAATGGCTCGCCAGTGGTTAAGCTTTGTTCATTCCAGGACAGTCTTGTTGTCTTCACCCAGGACGGTAAGTATATCATTAGTGGTTACGATGAGGCCTCATTCACGATGCGGCAGTCTACCGGTTTTAAAGGTGCTATCGCACGGCGCGGAGTAGTCCAGGATGAGAACGCGATCTACTTTGTAGGTGACGCCGGGCTGTTTATGTTTAACGGTTCAAGCGACGTTCGCATCTCAGATGCCATCACTCCATTAATTGACGGGTGCCCACGCATTACTGACATAGATGCCACCAAGTACAAAGATGAGATACGCTTCTACTTGGCCTCTAGTGGCTCAACAGTCAATGATACTTGTATTATCTACAATAAGCCGTTAAAGGATATTGAATACGATACCGGCGTTTATGGAGACCGCGCAATCTATTACGACGATGCAGATGACCGTGGGCAGCTCGCAGTGTTCAACTCTTACGTTGGTATGAGTTACTACGCAGAGACGCAAGTATACCATGATATGGGTGCACCAATCGACTTTGAGTATCGATTCAAGTATGATAGCATGGGCAGCCCAATGCAGCGTAAGCGCCTTAAGCGTTTCTACCCAATCTTCCAAGGTGTTGACTCTACGTTTAAAGTGGGTCTCGCAATGGATAAAGACTTTGCCGATGCGCCAAAGATTAAAGAACAAGTACTCTCCGTTAATGGTGCAAGGTGGGGACAATTTAAGTGGGGCGACGGCACGCTCTACGGTGGTAGTAAGTCGTTTAAACCAAAGCGCCAAAGCTACTCAGGCTATGCACGATACTGGCAGCTGCGAGTATTCCGCAATGGCGTAGAAAACCGCGTGGCCTTTGTTGGTGCGCAATTTAGTTATAAAGCAAAGAGGTTATAAATGGGATTAATTAGTTATTCACAATTACAAGATGGTACTGAGGCGGTAGCGAATGACCTCAACAACCGTTTTGGTACTATCTACAACGAGTTTAACGGTAACATTGATGCCGCTAACCTCAAAAACTCGGCAGTGACTCGCGAGAAGATCGCCGACAATTCAATTACTAAAGACAAGCTAGCTCTCCGCCAATACATTGACGACAACGGCTGGACAGTAACCGATATGGGTGGTATTAAGACCTATAGCCGCACCATTCCTGTTACTGGTACTCAGAATGACCATAACGGCCCAGGGCATGTTGGCTTACTCATTGAGGCTAATGGTCGCCGCGCAGGACTTGGGAGCTTCCCCGCACCTGTAGGGCGTACGATTGATAACATTATCGTTACCTGTACCTACTTTGGCCATTATTCGGGCCACCTAGTAGTAAACGGTGAGAAGCGAGATGGCAAGATCTTTATCTCGGGTGGCAATATCTTCCCCTGGAACCTCTCCTTTGATGGTGAGGTGCACGTCCAAGTAACGGAGAAGCTCTAATGTTGTCTCTTATTCAGCTAACACCCGGGATGGATGATGCGACATTGGTCAATACGATTAATAAGAACTTCGAACAACTCCAGAACGAGTCACGAACTAAGACAAGCAAAGACTCAACGGGGACGCGCCGGCTTCTGATCGGCCGCCCCGTTAATGGGGACCACGACATTATCGCAATCACTGTGCCGGGTAAAGATGTTGTAGAGGAAACTACAGTAAGATGATCAACCCGGACAACTTTATATTCCATAGCGATTTCTGGTATCCGACCGACTTTAAAGAGGGTAGCAAAGAGTTAGATGTTAGCCTCCCTACGACTACCGCGCTTGATGATATAGAGGGCGGAGACTACTTCAGTGCATGGCTAGAGTACCCGAACCAACCCTTGATATACGGGCGCTCTCCGTATGACCAGTTCAACGTATTTACCGAGAATGGTAAGCTTTGGTTTGCTAAAGCCCCTCAATTCGGCGGCGCTCATTTTAAGGGTACAGTGCACTATAGGATATACCGCCGAGATAAGAACTTCCTTTTTAGATCGACTGGTAAGTGCGAAATTATCGCTAAACGATTAACTGGCACAATGAATATGACGCCAGGTAGTAACGTCTCAACACTCGAGATACCGTCTGGCTTAACTGGCAAATACCTAGTTCGCGGCACTTATGTGTTTAGAGGCGTACGAGGATTGGTAGACTCATCAGCCGGCCCAATCTCACTTTATACGACCTACGATCATGGCGCAAACACTATTAAGCTGAACGCAACAATGGAGCAAGCGGCAGTACACGGTGAATTTCTCCAGTATGATTTGCAGCTTATCCCGGCAAGGACAGACCACCCATGGGTGTTCCACTCAGACAAGTTTGCCTTCTGCTTGCCCCGTGTTATAGAAACTCAGATACGCGTACAAGGGGTAGCCCCGGCTAGAACAAAGTGGCGCATTCGTGGTGAATCATTCGACATCCCGGGAAATCGCCAAGCTTATGACTACCTTACTCGTCACTCGATTAATACGAGATGGCAGGCTCGCGGAGCTGGTATGAATGGAGGACTCAACTTCTTAGGCTTCCTAGAGATCACGCATGATAAAATAACCCCGATAGTAGAGGTCGACAACTCATCATACGGCCAGCCTACCAGGATAGATTCGGGATACTTGATGTTTCGCATTTACGAGTATCAGAATAATATTAGTTAATGGAGATAGACGATGGCAACAGCGCCTAAAGTTCAAACAATCCAAGAGTCGATCGGTGACTTAAACCCCGCTTATGAAGGGTCGCGCAATGTCATCAATCAACAAATCGGCAATCTAGGGCAGAAGTATGACGCCCAACGTGCCGGTATTTATGCAGCCCGAGGCAACGCCTACAATGCAATCAATAACCAGGCAACAGGTAGAGGTCTAGCATTTAGCGGCATCCCGGCCCATGAGCAAGCTCGCTACGAAGCCGAGAAGACACTCCCCGCTTTGATGCAAGCCGACTTTCAGCAAAACGATGAAGGCCTACAACTCCAAGGACGCCTGGCTGACCTAGATAAGGAGCTACGTACAAACGCCCTAGGACGTGTAGACCGCCAACAATCTGACCTCAACAACTGGAACCAAATGGTTGCCGGGCAAGAGTTTACTGCAGGCGAGAATGAGAAGAACCGAAACTTCCAGCGCAGCGAACGTGAGGCTACTCAAGCGTTTACAGCTAGCCAAAACGCCCTTAACCGAGCCCAGGCGGCAGCTGCAAATGCGGCTCGTTACTCAGGCGGAGGCGGCGGTATTCGATCTGGCTATGCACGAGGAGGTGGAGGAGGCGGAGGCCGATCAATCAACCCCAACGCAGCAGCTCAGGGTATTATTGCAGGTGCCATCCAAAGCGGTCGAGCAATCAGTCCCGCTATATTTCAGCTAGCCCGCGACGCATACCGAAGCGCAGGTGGCAATACAAGCCAGTTTGCAAGTGACTTCTGGAAATACGTACCCCAGAACCAACGCGGCGGCAACGCATGGAAAGCATATTACTACGGATAAGAGAGGAGATAATAAATGACTGAAGATGAATGGAAGCAAATATACGGTGGGCGATGGAGTCAGGTACGCCCGGACGAGGAGGGTAACCGCTTTGACAATGGATGGAATCCTGATAGCTCGCTAACTTACGAGGAAGAGCAAAAGCAACAACAAGAGCAACAGCGCCAAGCTGAAGAAAAGAAAAAGAAGGAAGAGGAAGAGAAAAAGAAAAACGATTGGCTTGGTAATGGCCTTAAATGGCTGGGTGATACAGCTAAAGGCGTAGGCGCAGGCGTTCAGCAGGCGGCAGGTAAGCTTGGTAGCGCAGTACTAGATACCGGCGAAACTATTGTTGGTGGCGCTAACCAATTACTCTCACCCGAGGATGACAAGGACGCGCTCAAAGATAAGGTGGAGCGTAACAAGGGTATCCATGATTTCTTCGAAGGCGGGCGCTCCTGGATCCGAGATCAAAAAGATATTACCGGTAAGAACATTGAGGACACCACTAAAGCCAAAGAAGCTGGTGATAGGATTGGTCAAGGTAAGGGCGATATCCGCGACTGGGCAACCGTTACTGGTGATGCTATTGATGCAGGTAGTACTCTTACTGGTTTTATCAACCCTACTCGTTTAGCTGTAGACGGTACTCAGCTTACCGGTAAAGCATTAGCTGGGCAGATAGCTAAAGAGGTAGCCGCTCAAGGGGGTGCAAATGCCGCTCAAGGCTTCCTGCAAGAGTACGGCAAGACCGGTGATGTAGACAAGGCCCTCCAAAAGGCCGGCGAACAAGCTGCTACTGGCGCAATCTTCCAGGGAGGACTCGAAGGTCTTGGTTATGGTATCGGTAAACTCCGCGGCAAGGTCGGCGACGACGTTAATGCTAAGAATGTGGACGACGCTGTAGAAGCCCCTACAAACGCTAAAACTAGCGAAGATGGGTTAGATATCAACTCAGACACTAAAGCCGCTCAGAACGGCTCTGATGAGCTTGTAGAGGGTGTTAACGCTCAGCCAGAGAGCCGATATGCCGGGTTGAGCAACGAAGAGCTAAACAAAGCCAGCGCACTAGACCCCCAGAACAAAGAGATTAACGCCGAACTATACCGCCGACAGTCAGAAGAACTAAAGGCGCAACGAGAGGCTGAATCTCTGAATCGTGAACGCAACCCGCTAGACGACATCAATGACGAGGTAAATGGCCCAAAGAGCCCTGAAGAGATCGCCAAACTCAATGAAGACCTCAAGCCGGGTGAGACACCGAAAGGCCTCACCGAGCAAGAGAAGATGGCCTATGAGTCTGATCCTCAATTCCGCGAACAGGTAGATAAGAAACTAGCTGAAGCTCGCAAAGACTTCGAGAACAACGGCCTACCCAATGATAGCAAGGGCGCAGAAGAATATCTCGATAATATCGACAATGGTAAAGTCGACGGTCTACCCGATCATGTATTCCGTGAGCGAGAAGGTGTAGACTCTATCGGTCAAATCCTCGGTGACGAGCAAATGCCGAAAGACGTACGCAACGCAGCCGTGCAAGCTGCCGACCTAGGGCACGAGATCGACGTTAAGCTCGAAAACTTAATGAACGACAACACCTATAATCAGGCACATGCTCAGATGGATGCAGCTTATAAAGAGCGACTTGCGGCTGTTAATGATATGCCTGGCCCGCGTCAAGAGATTGAGCGACAACGTCTAGATGAGCAGTACACCAAAGACTTGCAAGAACTAGAAGAGACTCGCGCGCGTGATCTCCCCCAAGTGCAACAACTCAATGAGATGAAGCAACGGGTAGAGGAGCGCGCCCAGGAGATTGTCGGTGACGCTAACGAGTTAATTCGCAGCGACCCAAAGACGTTCCGCGAGGTTGACCAAGCTAAACTTGCCGAACACCGCCAACTGGCCGAGCAAAACCTTGCAGACGCCAACAAGTATGACGGTAAGACTACTTACGCACTTCAGGAGGTGTCAAAGGCTCAAAACCCAGACGAGCTAAAGATTGCCCTTGAACGTAATGGTGAGACTCTCGAGAAAGAGCTGGCTAACACCTTAAACGTCAAGGATATCGAACATGCTAAGGAGAGTATCAGTAAAATCTCCGACACTCAGATGGCCCTAGCTCGCATTACCTCCCCAAGTGTCCTGTTTGATAAGGGTGGGCTTAACACCGAAAGCGCCGGACTCTTTAGTGAGCTGGTAAACGGTACAGGTCGTGCAGCTGTTGAGGGCGAGCAAATCGCCAACCGATTAAGCGGTATCCAGAAAGCCCTGGGTAGCGACGCGAAGAAGCCTGAGGTGATGGACAATATTGTCGATTACTTGGAGGGTAAGGTTGAAACCTTAAATGTCCCCGGTCATGAGAAGGCAGCTAAAGAGATCCGCACAATGCTTGACGAGGTAAAGCCTTGGCTCAAGGAGAATGGTTATGGTACGATTAATGACTTCTACTTCCCCCATATGAGGGAGAACGACCCTAAGGGCCTAGCTAGCTTATTTGACGAGTCTCAACTGGCAAAGGGAGAACTAAATATTGGATCGCTTAAGAGTCGTAAGAAGGGCGGCGAAGAGTATAGCAAAGACGTTTGGAAAGTACTTGGCGACTACTTCAACGGCATCAACCAGGCCAAGAATATCGAGCCATCTCTCCGCAAGATTGAGAGCGTAAGCACCCAGCTTAAACTTGCGTCAAGCGAGCATAAGAACTTTGAAGCCTACGCCGGTTTTCTCGACAACTACATTAACCAGATAAAAGGCAAGAACCAGAGCAATATCGAGAAAGCTTTCGACTCCCAGTTTGGTCATAATGCGTTCAAGAAGTCTACCGGCGCTATCCGGGCGGTTAACGCAATGGCTACGCTTGGGTTGTCCCCGGTTACTGCACTGCGCCAGATGACCCAGGAGATCGCTACAGTTGCTAACCTTAACCCTAAATGGGCAGGTGTTGGTATGGTGAATGGTGCACGGATGCTCGCAAGTAAGGAAGGTCGCAAAGAGCTTAAACTCTCCGGCGTGCTTGATGAGGGTACTGGGCTTAAGGATCTTAAGGGCCTAACCCAAAGCAAGGCCGGCAAAGCGTTTGATAAGGTCTCAGACGGCTTAATGTCGATGGTGTCTACAATGGACAACATTATGCGCGCCCAAGCCTACGCCGGCGCTAAAGCTAAAGGTCTCAAGCTTAATGGCGCTAAGTGGGAGCGATGGGCTAACGAGGCTGGTTTAACCGGTCAAGCGGCCCAAGACTTCGTACAAAAGAAGGCAATGGAGTATGGTACCAAAGCGACAGTCGACACTCAGTTTATCACCAGTAAGGTAGATGCACCCGCAGCCTTTAATGGGCCGGGTATGCGGACCCTTACCCAGTTAGCAACATTTGATGGCAAACAAGCTGGCTTTCTTATCCGTATGGGTCTCAAGCCTATTAAGGATGTAAAGAACGGCAACTACCGACTAGCTGCTAATGACATGGGCAAGCTTATTGCAATGGGCGCTACCGCATGGGGCGTGCAGGCAACCCTGGGCCAGTTCATCGGCATGAAGGAAACCGACCATATCCCATTCTACGACCAAGCTCAAGCCTGGTTCAATATCGAAGGCAAAAGTGACAAAGATCGCAAGAACGAAGAAAAGAATAAGGTTCGCCGCTCTCCGTTTGTTACGATGCTATTCGGTGATGGCGGCAAAAACCCCGGACTGGTTGGTGCTCTGTCTAAACAAGACAAAGGCGAAGGTCTCAAAGAGTTTTGGGATAAGAACTGGCAACTTATTGTACCGGCCGGCACTCAAGCTAAGCGTACGACTGAAGGTATCAAATCAGTAGAGGAGGGTGTCGTGAAAAACGATAAGGGTAATACCCGTTTCACGCAAAACCAAGATCAAGGAAACGCTCTTAAGGCGGCAATCCTCGGTAAGTACACTACTGAGAATGGCCAAAAATGGCTCAAGGAGGGTAGCTTTAGCGCGGTCAAGGAGTCTCAGCAATCTAAAATCGAGAGCCTAGAGTCTTCGAAGGAGCGCGAACAGGCCATCGAGTACTTTAAACGTACTAACAGTATCCCTAGCCGTAAACAGGCTTACGACAACGCCAAGCAAGCGCTACAGGAAGGCAACCGCAATAGAGCCCAGTCTATTATCGGCGAGTATAATAGCAAGGTGAAGGGGGCTTATGACGGCTTTGAGTTAACAAGCGAACAACGAAAGGCAGCTTCTCAGCGCGAAATACAGTTAAACCGAGTCGTCAAGTCATCTAAACAAAAACATAAGCAAAAATCTGGATGGTAGAATTGTGGCAGAAAATGAAACAATGAACCGGTGGGAGGTCAAAGAAGCCATTCAGCAGGCTATAGACCTCCATGAAACCCGAAAGGCGGCAACATTTGTCCCGGTCTATGCACTTGACCTATACAAAAAAGACATAGAGGCAAGGCTTAAAGAGCTGGAAGATGATGCAGCCGAAGAGAAAGATAGAAACCGATGGCTATTCCGACTAGTAGTAGGTGCGGTGATTACGTCGTTTATACCGATACTCATCGCCCTACTTAGCCGCGGCACGGGAGGGTTGCTGAGATGACCATTATTAAGCGAACAATGGAGTGGCTCCGCAAAGACAAATTGCTCAAAGCATTGTCGTTTATGATGGTGCTTAGCTTAATCTTTAGTGGCTATACGCTATACAAGAGTCTAACCCTCAAGCCGGGCCAATCGGTGACTATCTCGGGTGGTACGAAGGTAGAAAAACCAGTAACTAGTATTACTAATGCCCAGGTCGACAAAGACGGGAATCTCGTTGTCTATTATTCAGATGGCGAGTCCCGTAATGTCGGGCAAGTATTAGGCTCTAGTGGTAAGGACGGGAGAACCCCATCAAGTAATGAGATACAGATAGCAGTTAAAGCTTACTGTTCAACTAATAAATGTTCTGAATCCCCCACTAGCGCCCAAGTAATGGCGGCGGTGTCTAGTTACTGTGCTAATAATAAATGCAAAGGCGCAGAAGGCAAGAGTACGAGCGACGATCAAGTCGCACTAGCAGTTGCTAAATACTGCGCAAGCGGTAAGTGCAAGGGTGATACCGGTGAGACTGGAGCCAATGGTACAAACGGTATTAATGGTACGAATGGCGCAGACGGCGTTAATGGTAAAAGCCCTATACTTAACTGTGTAAATATAAAAGACAACTCGGGCAACCAAACATCTTGGGTAGCATGGAAGTATGACGGTGAGGATAACTCGACCTATAGGCGTATGTACAAGATAGCTGGTGACTCGACTTGTATCAACATCTAATAGGAGAATGAATGGCACTAGCAGCTAATGCCCAAGATTGGGCAAGCCAGCGTATTGGGATCTTTTTCCCAGCTGGAGAATCAGACAATAGCCAAGGCTATTTAACCGGGCAATGCGTGAGCCTCATCAAGTGGTTTCTCGCTGAGATGTGCGAAAAGGTGCCGTCTCCGTTTGCCGCCCGTGGCCACGCAAAAGACTTTGGCGAAACACTTGTAGCGCAAGGCATTGCAGACCGTGTAGGCGACCTTAGGCGGGGCGATATCCTTGTATGGCCTTATGATGGTGGAGGTTATGGCCACATCGGGGTGTATATGGGTGATGGCACTGTGTTTGAGGAGAACGTAGCCGCTAGCGGACAACGCACCGCCAACTTTGGCGCGGGCATTGTATACGCCGCCGACGTCGACCCAATTGATGCAGGGTGGCGCATTGGTGGGTACAACATTTACCGTGTCCGTACCTACGTTGAGAATATTGTAGCTCAGCGCGATCGTGGCGATGAGATCAACTTCCTTAACGGTTTGTACCGCCAAATCCTTGACCGCAACGTTGATGAAGGCGCTATTACTCACTACCTGAAGCAGATCGATGCTGGGTGGAATTGGGAGCAAATTAAGCAGGATCTCCTCGCCTCAGCTGAAGGCCAAGCAGTCCAGGCTCGCCGTGTAGAGGAAGCTAAGGCTAGAGCCCGCGAATTGCAGGCGGCGTTTGATAGCGAAACCAACGAAATCAAGCGTCTGTATAAAGAGATCCTCGAGCGCGATGCAGATGAAGGCGGCATTGAACACTACCGCAACCAAATTCGTAATGGCTGGAACTGGCAGATGGTAGCAGACGACCTCCGCAATAGCGATGAGTACAAAGAGCTGCAACGCATTAAAGAGACGCCCATGCCTGAGATTAAGCATGTTGAGGATCGCGCCGCTATTCTCGAACCTACTCCCGAGCCAGGGGTTGGGTCAGAAACACCCTCAGATAGCACTGATAGGCCTCAGGATGCGCCTAAAGACGAAGATAGTACAACTATACTGAAAGATATTAGAAACCTCTTACAGAGCCTTCTAGAGGCCTTTAAGAGCCTGTTTGGCAAACGGGTGAACGAAGAGAACATTTTTAAGAAGGACTAATCATGGAAGCATTGAACCTATTTATTATCCCTGCAATTGTTAAGGCATTTGACATGCTAAATAAGAAAGAATGGGGTGGGCTTGGTAAGCTCATCTTGGCAGTTGCCACCGGCGCAGCTGCTGGGTATCTTGGCTTCCACGGCCTTGATATCTATAGCGGTATCGCACTTGGTCTGCAATCGGCAGGTATTGTAACTGTCGCAGCTAAGGCTAGCAATAAATAAAAGAAGCCCCCAGTTATTGGGGGCTTTTCTTATTGGTTTTGTTTAAACAGTGCCAAGTCAAGCAGGTGTTTTTGGTACTCATCTAGTGCCTTACGCTCAGCGATAAGTAGCTGTTCTTTATTAGAGAGTAGTACGTGTTGACGGGCAAGCTCCACCGCATCGGCATTAGCCTCCTCAAGCACTTCAACTCGCGCCTTACACCACTTAAGTTGCTCGACTAACTTGGCGTTGTCGATCTCAAGATTCTTGACCCTATTCTTCAGCGCCTTGTCGATTACGTTTTTCAAAATATTCATCTGCAATCTCCTCGATTAGTTCGTTACTAATATACTCAGTCATTGAAGCCTACCACTAGTGATGGACACTTAAACTTTGTCGCATCGTTAAAGTTATCAGTAATCACATACTTAAGCTCAGTCTCTTTGGGCACTTCTCGCGCCCAGTAATCAATAGGATCTTCGCCGTAATGTTGGCGCACTTCATCATAGGGGAAACTGCGCTCGTCTAGGTCTTTGATAACATCACCGGCCGGGTCGTCATCCACATTGTATACTGACACCCGGTAATCATGTGCCATCAACATTGCCGCGATATGCTCAACGGCTGGATTGGTTGTTGTTCGATAATCGATTAATATAGTTTCCATATTATTGACATCCTTCACAAGCGAATGCATCGGCAGGGTCCACAATCTCTCCACCGACTACTCGCCGCTCTTTATTATTAGTTTCAAAGTGTTGTTGAGCCTCCTCAATAATCTTTAGCTTCTCCTCAAGGGTGTCAGCTTCTTCTAGGCGCTTGGTCAGATCTTGTTTATAGGTCAT